CATCTCCTCGTCGGCCGCGACCCGACCTACGCCGTCACGGCCGGCAGCGCGAGCTTCCGGATCTCGGCGCTCTTCGGGGCCAGCGGCGCGACGTCCGCCGAGACACCGGGCAGCGCGGGGCTGCTCTGGGATCACGTCATCCCCGGCGCGGCGGCTACGTACAACGTCACCGGCAGCGCGGGGCTGCTTGAGCATCACCTGATCGCGGCCGGCGGGACCGGCTTCTCCCAGACGGCGGGCCTGGCCGCGTTCGTCCTCCGGATGATGGGCGCGGCGGGGACCTATTCCGTCAGCGGCTTCGCGGCGCTCACCTTCAGCGGCGCCGGACCACTCACCTTCCCTGACCCCGGGCGCGGGAGCGGCCAGCGCGCGGGACCTGACCCCGGGCGCGGCACCGGGCGCAGAGTCGGCCCCGATCCGGGCCGCGCGACGGCCAGTTAAGGACCCACCCCACAATGGCGACCCTCCAGAAGTTCTACACCTTCGTCGGCGACGTCGGAACGAAGGTCCACAACCTGAACTCCGACACGCTCAAGATCCTGCTCACGGACACCGCGCCCAATCATGCGGATACCGTGGTCGATACGACGACCTCGACGTGCACCGTCAAATCGACGTCGAACGCGGCCGAGATCGCTGCGGGCAACGGCTATTCCAAGGGCGGGACGGCGGTCGGCAGTAATGCCTACAGCCAGTCGAGCGGCACGGCCACACTCACGGGAAACGCCGTGACGTTCACGGCCACGGGCGGCGCGATCGCCCAGTTCCGATACGTCGTGCTCTATAACAATAGTGCCGGTACGACCTCGACACGCCCCGTGATCGGCTGGTGGGATTACGGGTCGGAAGTCAACCTCAACAGCGGCGAATCCTTCACCGTCGCGGCTGATACGTCCGGCTCCAACTGGTCGAGCGGTTCCCCGATCCTCTCGATTGCGTGAGGTAAGCGCCCGTGTTCACCACGGATAATTTCGACGTTGCCCAGGGCGCGGCGCTCACGATCGACGTCACCCTGCGCGACGACCAGGGCAATCCGCTCAGCGGCTACACCGGCAGCGAGCCCCTGGTCACGGAGGTATGGCCCGGCGGCAGCCGCGCGGCCTCGTTCAGCGCGGCGACGACGTGGGTATCGCCGTCTGCGGCCACGATCGCAATCCCGATCACCGCGGCGCAGACCACGGGCCTGGCTCCGGGGCGCTATCAGCTCCTCACCACGGTCGCGCCCGTCAGCGACCCCCTCGACGCCTACGGCTGCACGATCGACGTGCTGCCGGCGCCGGGGACGGAGGCGGCGCCGACGTTCTACTGTTCCTACGCCGATCTCCTCAAGTACGGCCGGGCGTGGCTCCGGCAATTGCAGACCGACGACGACGAGGCCGGCTTCGCCGAGCAGATGGGCCGCGCCCGCTCCTGGATCGAAGACCTGGCGCACGCCCACTACCGCGTGGCGGCGATGACGATGGTCATCGGCTCACAGGCTTTTGGCCCCAGGCGGTCGGGCGCACGCTCGACGTGGCTGCAAGAGCAGCTCGACGCCAACACGCTGATCTTGACCGACCAGATCCGCGAGGCCGCGGCCAAGAAGGCGCTGGCGTTCATCTGCGAGGGCCAGGTCGGGCCGAGCGAGTCGAGCGCACCCTATGCCCGGCTGGCGCGGATGTACCACTCGCAGGCGGATTACCTGGGGACGTGCTTGACGCTCTCGCTCGATACGAACGGCGACGGCTTCGCCGACGTCAACATTGATTGCTCGTGCACGGACCCGATGATGGCCTAGTTCGCGCCGGGAGGCGCACCGATTCATGGCTGAGACAGCCACCACTACCCTTTCGACCGACGACCTCCAGAAAGAAATCGACCGCCTCAAGGCCGAGAACCAGAAGCTCACAAAGGATCTGGCCGGCGCCCATGACGACCTGAAGGAAGTCCGGGGCGAGGCTCGCGACCGGCGGCACGAGAGCAAGAGCCTTAAAGAAGCGCTCGAGGCGCTCGGCAAGGAACGCGACGAGCTGAAGGGCAAAGCGGAGGCCGATCCGGATGGACTCCGCAAGACGATCGAAGCGCACGCCGCGACGATCCGGGGTCTCAAGCACGAGGCCGCTTTCGCCCGGGTGGCGAAGGGCCTGAAGGTGACGGACCCGACCAAGTACGCCGACCTGGTGAAGCTCGCGGCCTACCAGCCCGAGGGCGACGAGCCCGACGATACGAAGATCGCGACCGCGTTCAGCGAGGCCCTGAAAGGCCGTAGCTGGCTCGTGGACGCACCGCCGGCAGCGCCGGCAACGCCAGCCGCGGGAGCGGCCGTAGCCTCACCGGGCGGCCAGGGCGGGAAGCCAGGGCCGGGCGCGGAGAGAGGCCAATCCACTTCCTCGGACAGTAGCAGCGCGCCCCGCGAGCGTATCGCCGGGCGCCTGTGAGATAGGAGCAAGCGTTAGCCATGGCTAACAATCTTGCTGCATTCAATTCGGAAGCCTGGTCCGAGCGGCTCGTGACCAAGCTCGACCAGATCAACGTCATGCTCCCCCTAGTCAATCGCAACTGGGAGGGGGACCTCCGGCAGAACAAGACCGTCTGGGTCCGCACGCCGGGCAACATCACGATGGGGAGCTACTCCCGCGGTGGCACCATCAGCTACCAGGACCTGACCCCGACCAAGGAAAGTTTCACGGTCAACGACGGCGAATACTTCGCGTTCGAGGTTGACGACCTCGACAAGGCGCAGAGCGACATCAACGCGATGGACGTCTACATGAAGCGTGCCGTCGTCGCGATGAACAACACCGTCGAGGCCAAGCTCCTGTCGGCCTACACCAACGCCGGCGTCCAGCTCGGCGCGCCTCCGGCCGGCTCGGGCGCGAGCCTGACGGCCGTGATCTCGGGCGGCGCCGTCACCAGCGTGACGATCAACGCGGGCGGCTCGGGCTACAGCACCGCGCCGGTCATTCAGTTCGTCGGCGGCACCGGCAACGGGGCAACCGCGACCTGCACCGTCTCGGGCGGCGCGATCAACAGCGTCACCGTCACAGCCGGCGGCAATAACTACACCGTCGCGCCGTATGTCGTGCTGACGACCAGCTCGGCCGTCACCCTGACGACCTCGACGGGTACGACGGTGAGCGCCACGGACATCTATCCGCAGTTCTGCCAGGCGCGTTCGATCCTCTCCAAAGCGAACGTGCCCGCGACCACGGGCAGCCGCTGGGCGATCGTGGACCCCGACACCACGAGCCTGCTCTTGCAGGACACCGAGCACTTCGTCCGGGCCGGCGAGTTGGGCGACAAGATCGTCCAGTACGGCCTGGTCGGCGGCGAGGAAGTGGCCCGCACCGCCGCGCAGGCCCCCGGCTTCATCGGGATGGTCTCCGGCTTCGCGGTGTACGAGACGCCCCACGTCCCCCGCTCGGGCGCGAGCAAGTACCTGCTCTTCGGCGACAACGAGGCGATCAGCTACGCCGCGCAGATCACCGAGATCGAGGCCCTGCGCCTCCAGACGACGTTCGCCAACGCCGTCCGCGGCCTCTTGCTGCATGACGTCTTCGTGGCCGCGGAAAACAGCAAGCGGCTCGTCTCGCTTCAGGCGACCGCCTGAGCGTAAATCCCAAATCCCAAGCCCCAAATCCCAAGGAAATCCCAAAGCCCAAATCCCAAGGCTCCAAACAATAAGCGTCGATCTGCGTTCCGCACTTGGGATTTGGATTTGGGGATTGGGAATTGCCGCTTCGCGGCGGAGGGACCGCAATGGCTTCTCCTGCTGTCGTCGCTCTCCCCCGGTCATCCGGGGGAGGGACGATCACCTTTACCAGCGGGCCGCCTGCCGACCTGCCGGCGCTGCCCGCCACGCTCTACGTCGTGCGCGCCGGCTCCGTCCTGCTCGGCCTGACCGCGACCGCGTAGGTCGGCAACCAGATCAGCGTTTCCGGCGCCGCGGCGGGCTTCACCGACGCGAACCTCCTCGTGGGCGACACGATTTCGGCCGCAACGACCGCGTTCGTGCAGCCGGCGGCGGGCGACACGGTCGATGCGCAGGGCCGCGTGATCGGCTCGGCCGTCAGTGCGAGCGTGTACGCCTCGACGGCGACGCAGACGTTCGCCGACAACACCGAGGCCGCGATCACGTTCGACACCGTGATTTCGGACCCGGCCGGGCTCTGGTCGAATACTAATCCGACGCGCCTCACCGCGAAGACGCCCGGCCGCTATCTCATCGTCGGCTCGATCATCTTCAACAACATCGGCGCGGGCCGCTCCTTCGCGGGCATCTGGAAGAACGGCACGACGACGGGCACGCTCCTCGCCGAGCAAGGGGCGGTCGTCTCGGCCGGCTATCCGAGTTGGACCGTCTGCGCGGTTGCGCAGTTGGCGGCCGGCGATTATGTTGAGCTCTCCGCGCTTCCGAACAGCGGTTCGGGGCAGCATCTCCTGACGGCATCAACGCCGGTCAATCAGCTCTCGCTCTCCCGGATCTTGGACTGATCACCCATGTCTTCAGCCCGCCACTTTGATTCCGCTACCGACTGCATCGACTTCGGGGTGATCGCGCCCTGGAGCAGCCAGGGCGTTGGTGTCTGCCTCTGGACCGGGTTCGACTCGGACTGTCTGACATCGCTCGCGCCCAGCAACAGCTATAACATCATCGGCCAGTCGGCCGGCCCGGCCTCTAGCGAATCGTGGGTTCTCCAGCTCCGCACCGACGGCAGCAATAACCCATCGCTGTTCTTCGAGGCAACCGACGGGACCTCTTACGACCAGTGGCAGGCGGCGAGCTTCCCGCTCCTGGCCGACGGGCTCGACCACGAGATCACGTTCCAGTACATCGGGCTGGCCACGACGCGGTTCCAGCTCTGGTACAACGGCTCCAGCGTCTCGGTTTCCCACGTCTTCGGTTCCGGGCTCGCGCTCAACACCAACACCGGCACCCTGGCCCATCTCACGGTTAACAAGGGTATCCCCGCGGCCTTCCCCGGATTCGCCAAGTGGCGCGTCGCGCGGCTGTCGCTCTGGACGGTCTACTCGGTCACCTCGCTTTTCACCGCGGCCGATGTCGCGAACCTGCACGCGCAGTATCCCGGCTACGTGATCGAACCCACGACGGCCGATGGGTCCCACGCGGGTATCAACCAGATTGACGACGTGCCGATCCTGGGCGTCTCGAACCCGGAAACCGGGCTCCTGAGCGTGCTCTCCGGCACCGTGACCGGGACCTCGGGCACCACCGGCCCGACGATCAAGCCGCCGTATTTCTTCGATGCGAGCCTGACCCGCACGCACATCCACCCCGGCGGCACCTCGACGCTGGTGGTCGGCCCCTGGCTCCGCTCCAGCGCCGATCCCTCGACGGTCACAATTACGCCCGCGGTGACGGGCGGCAGCTCGTCACCGACCACCGTGACCGCACCGGCCACCGGCACGGGCACGGCGACGACCACGATCAGCGTCCCGTCGAGCCCGCTCAGCGGCAGCGGCCAGGTCGTGACCAATAACGACGGGAGCCTGCTGCCGAGCACGCTGCCGTTCACAATCGGCGTGAGCCAGCTCGAATTTGCCCCCGTTCAGACCGGCTGGACCGCGGGACCGGTCATCTACTCATGCGGCGAATTGCTGGCCGCGAAGCTCACGGACACCGGCGGGCACGCCGTCAACATCGTCGGCTGCGACCAGACCGCGGCCTCGATCACGGGAAAGTTTAGCTCCACGGGCGGCACACGGACGCTCCCGCTCACGCTCTGCTTTTTCGACGGCGCGAGCGGATTCTTGAAGGCCACGATCTTCAACCTCCAAGGCCGGCGGTTCACGGTGGTCGACGAACCGGTCACGGGCACCAGCACGGCCAACTGCACGCTGGGTGGCGCCGGGGCGACCTGGCACCACTCGGCCTACAGCACACCCGGCACGGTCGTCTCCGACGGCTCCATCTCGCGCGAGAACGCCGTCTACAACCAGGTCGCCTATTCTGCCGACGCGACGGCCCAGGCGGTCTACACCCTCTCCGTACCGTTCTCGGGCAGCCACGCCTACGGCAACGGGACAAGCTGCTCATACCAGCTCTACGCGGTCTGCCGCGACATCTTCCCCGGCTTGCAGACCCCGAACACGGGCGGCCCCTACGCACTGGGGAACCTCGTCACGGGCGGCGCCACGGATCACGCGAACTACCATCTCGACGGCGGCGGCGCCACGCAAGACGTCGCGGTCAATCAGCAGACGGCGGGCAATCCCGACCGCGCTTTAAACGGCTACCGAATTACCAAGATCGGCACGCCGGTCGCCGCGGTCAACAGCGAGATCACCGTCACGGTCACCAACGCCCATGCGACTGCCGGGCCACTCGTGGTCGATGCGCTCTTCGCCGAGTTCTTGCCTGCCGTCGTGCTCTCGGCCGATGGGCCGTGGACGCTCTCGGCCAACGACTCGTGGCTCACGGCGAATCAATCCGGCTCGTTCTTCGATACCACGGGGCCGATCTCGGCGCAGCCGATCACGTTCATCACCGATAGCGCCCTGATGCCTTATGACAGCTCGGGGCCGACGACGCCTTTCGGCTTCAATTTCGGCTTCGTGGACAGTCGCAACCGGCAGTTCGCCAATCAATTGGAGATGGGCACCGGCTGGGTCGTGACCTCGGGCAGCGGGACGTTCGACGCCGTTGACAGCGTGTTCGGGCACCTCACCGGCCTCTCGGCCGGCGGCAGCGCGCGGGTGCAGGTCTACGGAAACGTCGGCGCGGGGACATGGAACGGTGCCGATTACTGGGGGCTCCCCGGCTATCCTCCCGCGGGGAGTAATCCCACCGTTCAGTTCACGCTGCTGTGGGATACCACGGCGCCCGGGTACACGGGCAACTGGGACGTGACCCTCTCGGACCTCGGCAACGCATCGGGCGGCGGCTGGGGTTACAATACGATCCACGGGGCGAGCCACCCCTCGGGCCAGGCCACGCTCTATCAGTGTGCTCTGGCGAGCCCCGGCACGCCCGCGGCCTGGCCGGCGCAGCCGGAGAACGGGCACGGGCTCTATCTCACCATCAGTTCGGTTGACGGCACCGTGCCTGCGAGCCTCAAGCTGTACGACAGCCGGACGTCCCCCTCCTGGACCAAGCGCACGCATCCCGACTTGTACAACGCCGTTCAGAATGGACTGAACGGCAGCCAGCGGCACATGGAAGAGTGGATCATCACAGGAGGCGCCGAGCAAGTCTATAAGCGCGTTTACATCAAAGACGGCTCGATGCGTATCTATGGCAACGTGCCGTTTTTGACCGGCTCCCTTGTCACCCATGTGGCGCCGGCGAATGCCTCCGCCGTCGCGGCGACGTACTTCAAGTGGGGCGTCTGGCCGGCTGGTATCCCCGGCGAATGGGGCGTTGCCGAGATCACCACCGACGGCTCGTATCCACTGGCGAATTACCAGTGGTTCACGATGAACTACACGGCTCTCGGCGGGACCCCGGTGTACAACGTGCCGGACAACGGCGGCGGGGGAAGCTCGGGCGCGAATTTCACGTCCAACACGATGGTGCTGGATAACAGCGCCGCGCCGACCTACCTGGTGATGTACTCGATCGCGGGAGGGGGCACCTATGGCGTCATGAACCAGCCGAACACACTCCTGGCCACGCATACGCTTACTGGCGTCCAGATCCAGCTTCAGCCGGGCGGGATCTCGCTCCAGCAGATGATTGACAGCGTGAGGGAAACCGGGGCGAAGGCATTCCACCTGAATTTCACGATGGCCGAGGCCCTCGAGCCGAGTCACGACGCGATCAACTGGAAAGTGGGCGCGGTCCTGGACGCGACGAAAGGCGTCCCCGCCGGGACGCGGGTCGTGGTCGAGCTGGAGAACGAGCCGTTCTCGACGTTCCTGTTCCAGACCATGTTCGCGATTTACCGCTCGGCGGTCGACGGCGGTGTGTCGCTCTTCAACCTGCCGTATGGCGAACTGTGCGCGAAGCTCTGGCAGATCGTGAAGCCGCTCTTTGTCGCCGCGGGCCGGGGCAGCGACTTCTACCCGTTCATCAACACGAACGCCTCGGACGTCAACGACGCGCTGGATGGTATTCACGCCGTCAATCCCACGGCGGGCGCCGACTGGCCGAACCTCCTCCTCGGCTGCAACGGCTATCTCGATAACAACACCACCCTCGGCGTCGATTACCGCACCCAACCCCCGGCCGTCGGCAATCCCACGATCGGCAACGCCTACGATAGCCTCTCGACGAACGGCCTGGTGTCGCTCGCGGCCCAGCACCTCTGCGTCGAGCTACCGCCCGATCGCAACGGCCTGGGCGGCATCCTGAATACGATCCGCACGACCTACGGACATGCGAACGCGCAAGCCTATGCGTATGAATTCGGCCTCCAGTCCATGAATGCACTCGGCGGCCTGGACGCCCGCAGCAATACCCAGCGCGGGGCCGAGATGACGTTGCAGCCCAGGACCTATGCGCTTACCCGCTCGCTATTCAAGAGCTTCTGGGGCGCGGTGTACGCCGGCGGCGGCTGTTATTTCACCTATTACGACCTGAGCGGCCTCCTGTCGGCCGGCAATGCCGTCTGGAACATGCTCGACTGGTACGGCGAGCCCTGGGGCGACGGGACCTCGGTCAGCACGACCAACATCGGCGACATCTTCAGCATCAAGAGCCAGATCGCCGGGGCGATGGCCGATTTCAACACGAGCACGCCGACGCCGACGCCGACGCCGACGCCGACACCCACACCCACACCGACGCCGACGCCGACGCCCACGCCGACCCCGACCCCGACGCCGACGCCCA